TAACGCTTTTAAAAGCTGGGTAGGAGCAAGCGAATTGCTTGGATTGTTTAACGAGGTAAAAATCAACAATGAAGGAAATTCTTAATTACATTAAATTATACACTGGTTGCAATGATCATGCATTAAAGCGTATTGAGGCAATGTTGGAATCAAAAATACAAAAATCCGTATTTAGGGAATTGCCATCAAAAATCCCTATTAAAATATGGGCAGAAGATTATTGTGTTGATTTCAATGTAAGTATTGATGTAATTATGGACAGATCAAGAAAGCAAGAAATTGTTGATATTAGGCATGATTTTATCAAAGCCGCTTACATGTCTGGGTATAAATGCACCTCTATTGCAAGATTTTTAAAGCGCGATCATACAAGCATTTTACATGCTATAAATAAATAACACGCCCATCTTTCCCCCTCACGGCTCTCAAGATTTGTTTTCTTTGAGGGCCGTTTTTTTTATAGCTTACATGAATCCATGCATAGTCAAACTCATTGATCACTTGATCAAATGGCAGCTTGGCCACAATAAAATCAAAGATTTGTTTATTGGTAATATCATGACTATGGCCATCAACATCTAGGTCAAGCGCTTCACCTTTGCAATGTTGTGAGGTAGCGCTGCCCTTAATAGCCTTATTCAAAGCCTTGGATCTGTACCCACTGGATATGTAAATTGGCACCCTAAACTCTGCACGGATCGGCTCAAAGATATGCTCACAGATAGCCTTTAGATTTTCAATATGCTCTGGTGTTGGCATATTTGATATGCCTAGGCGCTTTGCGCTTTCGGATCTAATTAACTCGCCTAGCGTAACATGCTGAGAAATGACCATAAATAACGCTTTAAAATGAATATAGCTGCTATTGCGATTATAAGCCAAAATAAGCGGCTCTCTGCTTGTTTCTTATACTTATGCTCGGCTTGATATAAAACTTTGTAGAATCGCACAGAATCGGCAAGAATGCCTATCATGCGCATGTCTTGCACATAAGCCGTTTTAATGTATTTGACTTTTATAGTCTTAACGATAGTCTTGCCTTGCTCAGTCAATGTCACAACATTGTTTATTGTGTCTCGCTTGTAGTCAAAGATTGTGTCTTGCAAGATTGTAGTGTCGCTTAAGGTTAAAATGATTGTATCATTGGCGCATGGATGATCTAGGGCCAAAGTATTAAAGACGCGATCACTAGCTTCGCGATTGTTAAGCACTAAGCGCTCCGCCTTGCGGATCGGATTGCAAGCAGCTAAAATCAAAATAGCTATTAGTAATAAATATACTAATAGCAGCTTACTTTTTGGTGCCATAGCGCGGATCGTGTGGATTTAACCAGTTAATGATAATAGGCAAAATAGAGATCACACCGGCACTTATGCACTCTTCAAGTGTCACCTCGTAGATGTTGCCTTTAGTTATAATCATGGTAAGGATCGCCGTCAAGACCATCTTAAGCCATGATCCATAAATACTATTAAGAAATTTCATCTTTGTTGATCTTTTTTGTGGCATTGTAGTAATACCTTATTGCCATAAAACCAGAGATGATAGCAACCAAACCGGCCACTAGAGTCACAAATGGTTGCGCTTGGGTTACTGACAAAGTCGCGGCGGTCATTGACACGCCGGTATTGATTAAGGCTTGGCTGCTATCTTGTGTCATTTAATCTTCTGTTTTAGGCTCTTCTTTAGGCTTTTGCTCTTGCTCAAGTTGTCCAAAGAAAGTTAATAATGGCAATCCGAACTCAGTTGGGATCTTGTTAATGAAGGCCTTTAAGTCGCTTAAGTGTTGCTCGTTTAATGTTAACATAATTTTTAATTTTTACAAAGATAGTATTTTTGCTTTTAATTCTTCTATTTGTGCTTGTTGTTCTTGGATAGCTTTTACTAATAAAGAAACCATATTGCTATAAGATAATGCATCTGGACTTCCATCTTCTGCATACTGAACAAATTCTGTTAATCCTAATTCGTGTACTTCCTCTGCGATTAAACCAGCAAATGTTTTACCATTATCAACATCACTTTTTCCTTGATATGTAACAGGTCTTAATTGCATTACTTCTGATAATCCTTTAGTATAATTTTCTACATTGTTTTTATACTTTAATGATGATGTAGAACGTCCTACTGAACCATCGGAAAATATAACCATATTTGCTGAAGAAGCCGTAGTAAATGGATAACTACCTAACATAAATATTAAGCCATCACCTCTTACATAAAAATAATTTACACTCCCATTTTGTGGAGTAACACTAAAAGCTATATCTGCACTATTAGTGCCACCTAATACTTTAAATCCATAAGAATTACTTGTAGTTGAATTACCTATAACTCTCATTGACCAATCTCCAACAGGTGCATTTGATGTAAATATTTGACCACCCGATGTGATTCTCATTCGTTCGGTAGAGTTAGTATAAAATATCATATAAGAATTAGCAGCACTAACTAATAAACCTCCTGAAGAATCGCATCTCATTTCTGAAAAAGTACTTGCATCATAGGATAATCTTAATTGTGTGCTTGGATTTAATATTTCTAAAGTTCTATTAGGATTACTCGTTCCGATTCCAACATTACCACCATTAGTAACTGTTAATCTTGTAGCAGTGTTAGTAGCAATATGGAAGTTTGTGTTAGTTACGCTTCCTATTACAGAAGAATATGCACTCGTGCCACTAAATAAACCGGCACCAACACTACTTTCGACACCCCATCTTAAAAATCCGGTTGTGTTTAAAAAATTAGCATAAACAATATTAGTTGTTTCATTATTACTTTCTAATTTTAATTGACCACTACTATTTGCATTAATAACACCACTAAATGTAGCAGCACCGGTAGATGAAATTGTTAATCTATTTGCTGAATTTGTTGCAAAGTTTAAAGTATTAGCAGCACTTAAATACATTCCATTTGTAGGAATGCTTGAGCCACTTGGTATAAAAGCAGTTGCAGTTGCAGTACTTGAAAAACTTGCACTTGTACCACTTAAAGCACCAGTAAGCGTACCACCAGATAAAGCTAAGTAAGTAGATGACGCTGCACTTGTTGTTAAGTATGTGCTATTATCATAACTTATTGTAGTACCACTAATCTTTACAAAGCCGGTGCCGTTAAGCGCCGCTTGCTTGCCGTTAAATGTATTCCAGTCTGTGCTAGTCAAAGCACCAGTTGTGCTTGTGCTTGCAGCCGCTAAACTTAAAGCTTGTGTGCTTAAGCTTAAACCATTTGCAGTGCCTAAAGTAACCGCCGCGTGTCTTGCAGCAGTGTTTGCAGCAACATTTGCATTGGCGTCAACTCTAGCCTCTGTATAGTAAAGGTTTGTGCCTTCTGTTACTTGGCTTGTAGTATAATCACCATTTGCAGCAACAACCGCGCCGGTGCGTCCAAATACACTACTAACGGCATCCGTGTTTAAGTCAGTCCATGAAGCCGTAATTGTGCCAGCATCTTGTTGCGTTAAAGTTAAAGTCTTAGTTGTAGTACCAGAAACAGATGCACTAATTATTGTATCATTGTATGCAGTATTAAAATTACTCCAATCGCTAGAACTTAATTTACCAGTATTTGTAGCCGAAGCGGTTGGCAAATTAAAAGTATGCGTATTGTTACTAGAAACAATAGCAAAGTTTGTACCACTCGTTCCGGTTGTTAAATATTGTACTTGCTTAGTAAGGTTGTTTAAAGTTGTCATTCCCTTACTAAAAGTTGTAACTACTTGACACAAGTGATTATCTTCTGTATGTAAAGTAACCTCTCTAGTATCTACGTTTACATATATTCTAATCGCTATCCTATCTGTTAAAGTCAAAGAAGCCGTTGCTACTGGAATAGCAAAATAGTAAGGATTTAAATTTGTTCCAGATGTTAAATACTCTGGTATTGCTTGGCTTGATCCTAATAAAGTAAAAGTAGTGCCATCGTATTTATAAAGTTCTGCATAAATAAAAGGATCATGATTGTTAGAATTTACACTAAAATAAAATTCGCAGTTAAAGTTACCGCCCGGCACTTCTAATAATGAAGGATCATTTGCATCTGTTATGTAGCTTGCTATATAACCATTTGTTGTAGCAGTTATATCCGTACCAGCACCGGCAACTGGATTTTTGCTTAATTGTCTATAAGCAACACCGCCTAAAGTTCCTTGCGATACGCTAGAATTAAGATAATAAGAAACAGAACTACCGCCACCAGTTTGCGTAGGAAAATCTGCTAAAGTGCCATCACCTCGTACATATTGCGAAGCTGCACCAGCACCAGTAACAATAAGTGTGCCGTTGCTCGTTAAAGGACTTCCGGACACACTAAACGCCGCCGGCATAGATAAGCCTACTGATGTCAAGCCAGTATCTATGTCCGTCCAGCTTGCAGTAATAGTACCGCCATCTTGTTGGTTTAAAGTTAAAGTCTTTGTGCTTGTACCAGTAACCGCCGCGCTATTTATTTTGTCATTATATGCAGCATCCCAATTAGCAGTATTATCCGTTAAATATGAAATAGTACCACCACTAGATTTAACAATACCGGTGCCATTAAGATCATCTTGCTTTGCATCAAGCATTGCTTGTGTTGGTATAATATAACCGCTAGCTAAACTAAATACACCAGTAGCATTTGAATAATCAATACCAGTAATATTTTCGCTTATTGCTGATCTTGAACGTGTATCTGTATAATAAAGATTTGTGCCTTCTGCAACGGCAGAGGTGTTTAATATTTGAAATGTTTTATCACCTCTATAATATTGATCCGTTGTGCCAGCAGTAATTAATGGCTGCTTATTATTAAAAGTATTCCAATCTGTGCTACTTAAATATCCGTCAGTAGTAGTATTACTTTGAGCAATACTTATAACACCACTAACCTCACTAATAGGAGCCGTGCCGCTTATAGCACTATGCACCCTTGCATTTGTAAAATAAAGGTTTGATCCTTCCGTTACTTGACTTGTAGTATAATCACCATTTACTGCAATGACTGCACCAGTTCTACCGAATACACTCGTCACTGCATCTGTATTGTCATCCGTCCAGCTTGCAGTAATTGTGCCACCATCTTGCTGGTTTAAAGTTAAAACTTTTGTTGTTGTACCACTAACAGATGCGCTATTGATTTTGTCATTATATGCAGCATCCCAGTTTGCAGTATTATCTGTTAAATAAGAGATGGTGCCAGCAGTTGATTTAACTATGCCGGTGCCATTAAGATCGTCTTGCTTTGCGTCAAGCATTGCTTGCGTTGGAATAAGGTAGCCATTTGTAAGACTAAAGATACCACTTGCACTTGAGTACTCAAGTCCAGTTATATTCTCACTGATCGCCGCTCTTGATCTAGCATTTGTATAATAAAGATTTGTGCCTTCTGTTAAGTCAGTTGTTGTCTTATTACCAAAAGCAGTATTGAATCTTGCTTGAGTGTAATAAAGATTTGTACCCTCACCCACTATGCTAGTTGTATAGTCGCCAGCTTGTCCTACTACGTTGCCCACTCTGCCAAATACGCTAAATACATTGCTCGGCAATGGGTATGCGCCATTCTGCGTTACTACATTAACAACCGCCTCAGTGACATTTATTTCAATGATCTCATCCGTTACATTTATAATTTCCATTTTTTTATACTTTAGATATGTCCTCAGTTACAATAAAATTACCCCAAAGATATGTTTTGACCTCGCCGCTAGGAAATGTCACATTCATATCATAGACATAAGTGCCAGCAGCTACATCTACGATTTTGTTTAAAGTAATTTGATTGCGATTTATACCTCCAATGCTTATGCTACTATTTGCAGTAGATAAGGTCAAAGCCACCACGCTACTTGTTGGCGTAGGTCTTACTTGTATTAAAATAGTGCAACCGCTTAAGTCAATCGGCGTAGTGTCTGCTAATAAAGCAAAGGTCTGCGCCCAGCTATCATTGCGCCAAATCTTTACATTGTATTGCGCTGGTCTTAAATCAGCGCTTGTAGAATTACAACTCATTTTTATTATGGGTTTAATGGTATATCACAAGCATCGTATTCGGAATATGTGATCATGTTAAAGCTTACCTCAACACCGCTCAAATAGTCCTCAAACTTATCTAGTATTAAATTATATGTTATATTGTCATCAATCTGCCAGTTGTTTGCTCCATTCCTTAGCTTGCTAATAATGTCAGCACATATCTGCAACTGATCGCTAGTTACATCTTGCTCAAACTCACCCTCAACACCAGCCTTATCCAAAAACCATAAAGTGATATTGTACACTTGCTCACGGCCTACGTTAAGAGATCCGTTGTTAATTGCTAAGCAAGCAATAGGAAAAACCGGCTGGCTATCTGCGAAGAGCCATTCTCTTGGCGTTGCATTCTTTATGCTTTTTATCATCGCATGCGTTGCCAGTATTGCTTTTAGTTCCGTTATTACTTGATTGTATGTCATTAAATTTCATTTTTACTCGCTCAACAAACTCGCGTTTATAACTGCGTATCTTCATAAGGATTATTAAAATTATATGGCAAATCAAGATTGCTAACTTTGCGTGTAGTACCTCTTCTGCCTAAAAATATAGGCGATGTGTAAGCTTGTATCTGTGGCGCAATAGCATCAAAGCCGTCACCATATTGTAAGTATTGCGCAAACATGGTGCTATTTTCTCTTAAGTAGTCAATCAATCTTTGCTTGTAAAATTCGCCATTACTCATGTACTTACGCTCCAATAACTCAAGCTGGCCCTTAGATGGATTGTTGCTCTCTTCTGCACCTTTCTGCAAAACACCTTTGCTAAAAAATTGAAAGCTGGTGCTGATCACCATCTCGCCAATTGTAAACCAAAGCAAAGTATCTGTGATGTAATTATCAAGCAAGTTTTTTTCGTCTTGACTTAAATTGCCAATGTCAATTCCTTCTTGTAGTCTGTTATAAAGGCCAGATCCTAAAGCCGGCAATATAAACTTATCTTGAGCAAGTTTGATCACTGGCAAGATTTGCTTGCCATCAATCGCGTCACTTATAGCGGTGCGACTTTTGACAAGTGATTCTGTTATAAAAAGTATGTTTAAACTCATTTGTTATTTTTTTCTAGTTACTATTTTAACTTGCCATCTATGTCTGCAATATGGTCTATGGTTGCCGTTTGGCTCTGTAAACCATCCGCCTCTGCGATCCCAAACTGAATAACCTAAACGTTCACTGATATTCTCTATGTCGCTACGGCTCCAAAGTTTAGTCTTAGCCAGTTGCAACATTCTTGCACAAAATGGTCTATTTTTACTATCCTCTGGCCCAGAGTAAGTATATCTAAGCAACACCTCGGTCTTAGTTGTCTTGTCACCGCCCGGAATCTTGCTTAAAGGCTCAGTCAGTTGTCTTATTACTGGTGTGTAGTTGGGGTTTAAAATGCTTATCGCAACACCAGTCTGCGTTAAGTACCCCTCAAGCTTTAGCGCCTCAAGTGCATTATCTATTTGCGCGACACTTTTGTTTAAGACTTTAGCCATAACCTCTGGTGTCACACGCTTGTCTTTGCTAATTAAATCTAAGACATTTGCTTTAAGTACATTTATTTCCTCATCTGCAAAAGCTTGATAGCCTTTAGCGTCATGCGTTTCTACTACCTCAAAATCTTCTACATTGTCACCACATGATGCAAACTCATTTAACAATAAGTCATCTTGCATAGATGCAAAAGCTTGCTCTGTTGACGGATCATCATCAATGCCTAAGAAAGTGTCAACATCTGCATCTGTAAAGCCAAAGCCATTCTTTAACATTAAAGATGCTTGTGCTTTGTTAATCTTGCCAGATCCAAATTGTCGCACTATACGCATAACATTCTGGTGCTGGCGTCCGCTTAAGTTAGTCAAAGTAGCGTTTGCTTGTACTGGTTGTGTTGTGACACCGCTAGCATCTGCTACAACCGAACTTTGCAATCCTAATTTCTCACGGATCTCATCTCTTGTCATGTTAGCTGACATCACTGCCTCGCTAAATTCAAAGCTTAATGGCTCAACTGGTACGATTTTAAACTCGCCTTCTATGCCGGCTAAATTCATTAAAGTAGTAAATGTTTGCTCATGCTCTTGCTGGCGCTCATTTACATAAGTATTTTGGAATATCTGGTAAGCATCGCGGATCTCGCTTCTGCCACCTAATTGGCCCTCTGTCTTGATACCGAATAACAT